CTGGTAACACTGTTCCAAAATGAGTTTCCCATGCCAGAAGGGGACAATTGCTGGATGTGGACGGTGAGTTATGTGTTCCGGATAGACGTCCCAGAAATGGCATGACAGGAGAGACAAGATGGTAAGGCAGATGAGTTCAATCTCGGTCTCGTTCAAGTCGAGCGGGACGTTGCAAAATGTACTTGATGATAACACTGGTCCCAGTGTCAATCACCCAGCCTTTTCATTCACGAAAAGTGGTACGGCCATAACGAATGGGATTGGAAACAATCAAGCCAATCGGTCATGGCAGTCGAAGGATCGTGCCATCGTAGGCGGTGCTTCCGAAACGCTGGATTTATACGACATGGCTGGTGTAGACATCGGGGCTGGAGCTGGATTGGATGGGTTGGGACAAGCAATTGTATTCGAGGAAATTGTTCAGCTCGTCATCGTCAATGAGAATGAAGCAGGGGCTGACGGTGCCTTGGAGATCGAGCCAGGTGCTCCCAATGGGTGGACGCCCATCGGTACCCATACGGTGGCAACCGATGGAGCATTGTATGGACAGGGGGTGTTGATCAAGCAGCAGCTTGACGAACGCGGTTTTGATGTTGAGGACGGGGTGAGTCATCAGCTCAAGTTGACCGCGAATGGCGGAAACGTTTCCTATTCAATCTACATCTTGGGCCGCAGTGATGATGAAGTGTCGAGCAGCTCCAGCAGTTCGGCAACGAGCAGCTCAAGCAATTCGCCAAGTAGTATGTCAAGTAGTTCATGGTCGTCCAAGTCCAGTAGCTCGTCTGCTACGAGTAGTTCTTCTGTTACGAGCAGTAGCAGCTCTCAGAGTTCGGAAAGCAGCTCATCATGGTCAAGTCAAAGTGTGTAAAAAGATAATCCGCTCACATAGAGGAGCCAAAAAGTGAGTAGCGAAAACACCAAAACAGGTCGCAATGGGAAGTTCATGATTGGAGCAGACTTGGTTGCCCGAGCAACCCAGTGGCAGGTGACGAAGACCCTTGCCACCAAGTCCGAGTGGGGTGATTCGGATTCGGCAGGGTTTACCAATCGAGCTCCGGGCAGAAAGGACTCGACGTTCTCGGCAGAAGGGAAGTATGACACAACCAGCGAAGTGTTTGATATATTTCAACCAGAGGACATCGTTGACTCTACGCTGTTCCTGAATGCCGTTGCCCCGCTGCTTTACTATAACTATCCAAGAGCCATGTGCGACGACTTTCAGTTGGTGGTCAACATTGACACCGCGGAAGTCATTGGCTGGACGAGTGGTTGGGGAGCAGATGGTATTTTCTACTATCCTGGAGAGGCCCTCGCCCCGGTCAAGACGTTGCCATAATGATAGACTTTACTGCCAATCCAATTGCTATGCAGATTGCTTGCAGCTTGTTATAGAGGAGTTTGCAGTGGGATGTGTATATCTCATACGTAATAAGATGAATAGTAAGCTGTATGTTGGAAAAACGATTCATTCGTATAGGAAACGAAAGCGGGAGCATAAAAGTGCAGCGAGGAAGGATTCTAAGACAGCCTTTCATTGTGCTTTAAGGAAATATGGAAGCCACAATTTTTCTGGTATGGTGTTGTTTGAGACCGATGATCCGGAAGAATTGGATGAGTTGGAGATGATGACAATTGATTTTCTAAGAACGGTAGCTCCGAATGGGTATAATCTAACGGAAGGAGGTGAAGGGGGTAGACTTTCAGATGAGACAAAAGAAAAAGTCAGGCAATCCAAATTAGGCAAGCCTCGTCCAGATATGATTAGCAATCAGTGGAATCGAGGAAGAAGACGTGTGGGATGGAAGCATACGAAGGAAACGATCGAAAAAAATCGGCAATCGCAATTAGGAAAGAAGCATTCTGAAGAAACGAAGCAGAAGATGAGTTTGTCTCATAAAGGCAAGATTTTTTCTGCTGAACATAGACGAAAGCTTGGCAAGGTGAACAAAGGTAGAAAACGTTCACCGGAAACGATACGGAAAATTAGAATCACTAGGTTGAAGCAGAGTATCGAAAGGTTGGAGATAGAGACAGCTGTCGCATGATCGACTTTACTGCTAATCCAATTCCGTATCAGATTGCGATAAGTTATCGCTGCAACGCGTCTTGTAAGTGGTGTGTACAGCATTTGGATGTCGTCCGTTGGAAGGTGAATACGGATGTCACCGTAGAAGAGATCCGAGTTGCTTCTCGTTTGTTGAAGCACTATGGGATCAAGATTGGGAAGCTTCGCGTTACGGGTGGAGAACCGATGCTTCATCCGAACTTGAAGGAGTTGCTTCACGCGGTAAACGATACGTGGGCCCCAAGAAGTGGATGGTTCAGGATCTATTCGAATGGAATCATTCCAAGGCTGCGTGGGGTTCCCGGTCGGTTTTCTGTTGTACCTGTATCGAGTCAACAGAAAACCGAACTGTTCACTCCATTCAACGTCTCGCCGGCTGATCTCGGCATAGAACCGAAGTTTGGATTCACTCAGCAATGCGTCCAGCAGATCTATTGCGGTCGGTGGTTTGACTGCTTTGGATTTACCTCTTGCGGTGTAGCTGGCATATTGGGAGCGATGCTTGACGAAGACACCTATGAACCATTACCTGTAATGATGGGTCGTCCTTCTGTCTGTCAGCATTGTCTTTACAGCTTGACGAAAAGAGAACGTCATGTAATCACACGCAAGGTCAAGGCCGGCAAGATACCGGAAACTACCAAGACCTTTCAAGAAGCAATAGAGCGTTGGCAAGATGATCCTCCTCACCCTCGTTATTTCTGGGAACGTCTGCCGAAAGAGTTTTTACAACCAGGAGAACAAACCAATGAACGATCCAGCCGACGAGTTGTTAACGGTCATGAAGATGGAGATCCATCACTGGCCCTCGTGTCCGTGTGAAACGTGTAGAAGCGAGCGAACCCGACGAGAACCTGCCTCGAACTCTCCCCTCCGAAAAGTCTCAGTCGAGACTGCCCATGTCTTGGGCTTTATTCCCTCCCGCTGCCCCGAAGGTTCGCTGACGCAGAAGTTGGTTAAGGCCATACAGCTCCCTATGATGGGGGAGAATCTCTAGGATCGTGTCTAAGGGGCTCTGTTAGGAAGGGGGTATATAATACTTTCTCCTGGATAGTAGTCTATTAGGGACGGTCCTATGGGGCTTAAACGGGAATCTAATCTGGAGAATCTAATGGTTCAGAATCTCACGAATCCGGAGGATTTTATTGGTGTTATTTACAATCGAAAAGTGGCAATGCACTGTCTCTGGATGATGCATCGGTATGGTAGATTCGTGATGGGGTCTATTATCAATGTAGGCGTCGGATCGGCTCCAGAGATGGCTATCTGGCGTTGGATTCATCCATCCGTGCCAATTTTGGGGATTGATATAAGACCAATGCGTTCTGATCATCGCGACAAGATGAAGTATATCCAAGCAGTTGCTTATGAAAAAACGACGATAGTTTATTTCTGCTCAAAGTGTAGATCATTGCAATGTAGAGAACAAATTAAGCACAAGGAATTGGGGCTCTGGAAGGAAGTCAAGGCAGTCGCGATCGATGATCTCACAAAAGATCTTTTTTGCAAGCCGCCATATTTTATGTGGATGGACATTGATGGTGGAGAAGTGCTTGCATTGAAAGGAGCAAAAAAGACGCTTGAAAGTACCGGTTGGATATGTGTGGAGTTGACGGATTGGGTGACTGGACACATCGGGAATGTAACAAGGCTATTAAAACGAAATGGGTTTGTTTTGGTATCGCGATTCAGTAAAGATGGACTATTCTGCAATAAAAGGTTTTTACAAAAACAGAAATTGCATAATAGGCGACAAACAGGAGATTGAAAATGACACGTCTGATGCCGATCAAGCCAGTTGAATATCACGAGTTTCAGTTTACAGCCAAATGGTTTCTCAACACCAACTTACCAACGTTTCGCGATTATATTTATCCAGTTTGGAAAGACAAGCCCATATCTTATGTAGAAATTGGGGTTTTTGAGGGAATGTCATTGGTTTGGATGATGCAATATGTTTTAACACACCCAAAAAGTTATGCAGTAGGAATTGACCCTTGGTTGATGTCGGCAAAGTTTGACGAAGAGGTTATGGAAAGCATTCGTTTTCGTGCATACCACAATTTATCACCATGGAAAGACAGGTGCGCATTAGTTCGTGGAAATAGTAATGATGTAGTCGGTAAAGCATTGGCATTGAAGCAAGGCTTTTCTGGCATGAAGAAGAATTCGATTGATTTGTTCTTCATAGATGGTGATCACCATGAATTGACTACAACAGGAGATGGTGAGTTGGGTTTGCGATTGGTGCGTCCAGGGGGGTGGATTATCTTTGATCAGATCAATACTCCCAGGAAGAAGAGTGGATTTGCTAAGGAAGGATTGGAACTGTTTCTGGAAAGGAATGGGCGGTCAGTCAAAATGATTTGGAAAAATGATTATATGGAAGCATACGAGAAGTTGTAATGTCTTACTATCTGCCTGAGAAGAAAGCTCTGTTTCTTCATGTTCCTCGTACTGGGGGAACATGGATAAAAGAAGCAATGTATCGAGGTGGTATCCCGATGGACAAGTGGGGACGGGTTGGAGAGCCATATCGCCCGAAAAAGCATACGCTCATTCCACACATCCGTCCGGAGCTTTGGGGTCGAGTGGGTTTGGTATTTGCCTTCGTACGACATCCTGTTGATTATTACATCTCAGTGTGGAGATTCACAACTCGATCATGGAAGAACAGACCCGACGAGATGCATCGGTTGACCAAAGGTAACAAGCAGGTTATCGCAATTAGCGAAGCCATCCTTCGTTGGAAACCAGACTTCAGTGAGTGGTTGGATGAAATGATCGAGGAGGAACCTGGCTGGGCCACGAGATGGTTCGAGCGTTTCGTTGGCCCGCCTAAGGGGGAGTTTTGTTATTTCATTGGACGTACTGAAACGCTTGAGCAAGATACAGAAGATGTACTAACGAAGCTTGGCTATGGGGATTTGTGGAACACGAGACGAGAGCAGATAAAAGAGATCAGGCATGCAAGGAATAAAATACGGAGTATAAAGGCTCCACCCATTGAAGTAACCGAGGAACAAAGGAAACGAATAGAAAGGAGTGAGCGAGTTTTGCTTCGTCGATTTTATGGTGAAGACACTTTTCAGAAACGAGTTTACAGAAACTTCGACACAGGAGAACCGACATGAGTGACAAAGAAGCCAGAGCGATGGCAGCGGGAAGGAATTTCAAGATAGGAGGAAAAGAGTACAAGCTGCGTCCAGTCGTGGTGCAGCAGCTCTGCGACTTGGAGCAAGAGGCTCTTCAATTCTATCGTCGGCAAGTTCTTCAGACATACAGCAGCAACAAAGACTTGCTTGGAGATATGGCAGATTTGTTGCTGGCAAAGAAGTTTGAAGAAGTGAGCCAGTTGTCATTGGATGACATCCCGAAAAAGATGGCTTATGACACTTCCAAGCTTCCCGTAACGCCTGCAGCGAGAGCATGGGCAAAAGGATTTCTGAAGGATGTAGGAACTGGTGATGAAAAAACAGAGCCAGATGATGGGAGAGTCCTTGTCTTGCTGGCTGTTGCTTTGGACCAGGAGCAGGTCACATCTGCCGAAGTGGAGGAGATGACCAAGCAGAAACCGATCCAAGCCAAGGTGAGATATGATCAGTGGTGGATCACTGGCTGTTTTCAAGGCAAGGTGTCATTCATCCACAGTTCTTTGAAGAAAGAGCATCCGGAATTGACCAGAGAGGATGTGGGACAGTGGCCCCTTGCATCCATCTTCGAAGCGTCGAGGATGGTGGAAGACATAACTACACCTGACTTGGGAAATGGATAGGGCCCGCCGAGCTCAACCGTCTGTCAGAAGGAGAAGCAGAAGACGGAAAAGATATCGTGGAGACCGGCGGGCTGTTGGTGGGCATGGGAAAGGTAAATGCATGGATGCTTCGACTGCTTTGCGACAATCCATGGGATGGTGGAGGTGGATTCCAGCCAAATGACATTGCTCAATGGACGTCAGATCAAATCTGGTTTCGATTGTGTGACAGAGGCTTGATGAAGTTGGGTGGAAGAACACAGTCGATGGGACCATTTGAAGTAAAGGCAGATGAAGATGGGATGATCAAAGGGAGAACTCCGGATGGCCAACTGATCAAGGCACGCGTTGAAGGAAAGTCGTTGGCCAGGCAGTTGATGGAGAAAGAGCAGGCCAAGAAGGCATTGGAAGATGCCTCGGCCAAGAAGCCAGGTAGAAAGAGAAGGAGATGAGATGGGGTGTGTTTACCTAGCCAGAAACTTGTTGAATGGGAAGGGGTATGTAGGGAAGACGAAAGTTTCTATGAGGAGGAGGATGATCTCCCATTTAGAGATGGCTTTGGATGGATCAAAATTTCTGTTTCATCGTGCGTTGCGTAAGTATGAACTTGATGTTTTTGAGTGGAAGGTACTTATGCGTTCAGACGATCCCGACGATTTGAATGAATCAGAGATAGCCGCTATCAGAGCATTGAAGACGAAGTATCCTGATGGTTATAACATGACGGATGGTGGTGAAGGGGGAGATACGTTTGGGGTGAAAAGTGAAGAAGATATGGATAGGTTGAAAGAAAAAATGCGGCAGGCGAGAACTCCCGAAATTCGGAAGAGGGTTGCAGATTTTCACCGAGGGAGAAAGAGGACTCTCAAAACACGACTCGCGATCAGCCAGGCGACGACAGGACGAACAGCATGGAACAAGGGGAAGCCTGATCCATCTCGGCAGGGAAAATCTCCTGTTTGTAGTTTCGAAGGAAGAAAGCATACGGAAGAATCTAAGCAGAAAATGCGAGAAGCAAGGTTGGGAAAGCTTCATTCGGAAGAAACAAAACGGAAAATTAGTGAAACAAAACGCAAGCAGGCATTGCCGTCTCCGATGAAGGGACGAAAGCATACAAAAGAGGCGATCGAAAAGAATCGTCAAGCCCACTTAAAGGTGAAACATTCTTCAGAACGGGTATAGAAAATAGAGATGTGGTATAGGAGGATGGTTTTGTGGGATTAGAATTAGCCAGAGCCTACGTCGCAGTTCGAGCAGACTCTTCTCGGGTGTCTTCGGACTTTGCTGCATTGAAAGGGCCAGTCACTGCCCAGACTTCCAAGATTGGCATGGCCATGGGACGAGCTTTGTCGACGGCCATGGTGATGGGAGGAGTGGCTGGTTTTGCAGGTATATTCGCCGCGGCCTCTCAGGAAGTCGTCGGGTTCGAGCGGAAGATGGTGGATGTCCGAGCAAATGCTCGGCTGCTGGGAGAAGAAGGCAGTAAAGCATTTCAAATGCTCAACTTGACTGCTCGAGAGTTGGGAGCAACGACGCAATTCACTGCCAGACAATCAGCTGAAGCTTTGGATTGGATGGTGCTTGGTGGATTGAGTGCCCAAGAATCTATAGCGGCAGTGCCCGGTGTTCTCAACTTGGCATCGTCTGCAAATTTGGAACTGGCTGAGTCGGCCAAGATCGTGGTCGACAACATGCGGAAGTACAAGATGGAGGCTGCTGACACTGGTAAGATTGCTGACTTCTTGTCTTCCGCCCAATCCAGAGCTCAGATCACTGCAAGGGATCTGGCTCAAGGGTTGCAGTCATTGGGGTCAATCACCACTACGATGAACGTCAGTTTTCGGGATACTGTAGCCCTCCTTACCGGGATGGGGCGTGCGGGAACAGAGATGAGCAGGGCTGGTACAGCTCTTTCGATGGCCTTGTTCCGATTGGCCGCTCAGCCGAAGGAAGCTGAAGATGCTTTGCGAGCGATGAACATCCAAGTGGAAGCTTTCGTCGGCAAGGAGTCTGGGGTTTTGGATCTGGTTGGTTTGTTCAAAGCCATCGCTTTGGCTATGCCAACAGATCCCATAAAAAAGGGAGCTGCCGCAGCAGCATTGTTTGGCATGCGAGCCAGGGAAATTCTTGGCGTGCTTGACTTGTTGGCCACTACCACTTTCGTAGAAGAAACGCAAGTGGGATTGCTGGAAGACTTGGGTCGTTCTGCTGAAGTTTCCGAAGCAAAGCTGGATACGTTTTGGGGCATGCTGAAGAAGGTGCGATCTGTTCTGGGTGAAGTGGCCATTGCAGGGTTGACTCCAGTTTTGAAATTGATTGAGCCTTTACTCGATGATGTCAGGGCAGGTTCAGCAGTGTTTGCAAAATTTATTTCATGGGTTTACAAGCTGGGTGGTGCTTTAGATTATTTACCATTTCAGGAATTTCGGTCTGCTCAGTGGAAAGTGATAAGAATAGCTGGGTTGTTAACGGTGGCTCTCGTTACTATGCAATTTGCTGTAGTGAAGTTGAGTGCAGTCTATGGAGCTTTGGGTGGTGTTATAGGAGTGTCCATGGCGGTTATGGGAAAATGGAAGGTTGCTTTGATGGCCGTGGCAGTTTTCATGGACACTGTCATGATTCATTCGATAGTAGCTGTTTCATTTGCCATGGATGGACTTGCCATTGCCATGGGAGCGGTTATTGCTCATCCTATAATCGCCATGCTGGTAGGTTTGGCAGCGGTCGCCGGTGTAGTGGCACTTGAGTGGAGAAAAGTGAACAAGATCATAGAAGAAGGGAATAAGATATCTGGGGAGTTCGTTGAGCGGGGGAAAAATCAAGCAGCCACAGCAAGCAAGTTGGCAACAGATTTGCGGAACTTGGCTATAGGTGGCAAGCTCAGCAATGATCAGATGGGAAAAGCTCGCGGGATTGTAGAAGAGCTGGAGTCCATGTATGGTCCTCTCGGTGTGACCATAGATCGAACCACAGGCAAACTTGTGGGGATGGGGCAAGCATTGGCCATAGTAGCTGCTCGCCAAAATCGAGTGAGAGAGACTACGCTGAAATTCCATCTGGCTGATCTGGGAAGACAGTATGATGAAGCCAAGAAGAAGTCACGCGAGTTTTTCAGAGTCCAAAGCCATTGGTCGCAGGAAATGGTGAGGTTAGACAGAGAGATGATAGTGACGCAAAAAGAATTGTTTGCGTTGCGGGATAATTCTACCAAATCTCTTGGTATTCCCAGCGGAGATAAAGCAAACACTGGAGCCATGAGAAGAAGAGCAGCAGAGATGGCCAAGGTGACGATGGATTTCAGAAGGGAGTTGTTTGCAGGAATACAGGAATTGGATCCTGCCTCAATCCAACGCGAATTCAGTTTCTTGTCTCAACAGGTATCTATTATTACAAGGCAGTTTCCCGAACTTGAAGGAGCAGCAAGACGATTTCTTCAGTTGGAGTGGGATAAGACCCCGATGGGAGAGATGCAAACTAAACGCAAAAATGCTCGGTTAGAACAGATGCGAGAGCAGATGCAAAAGAGAAGGAACCAAGAACAGCATTTTGAAAGCTTGGCAGCAAACATAAGACAAGAAATCGAAACGCCCATGGAAAAGATGCATGGTTTCTTGTCTGACATAATGCATTTGACGAAACGCGGACAAGCTGGCCTCCCCGGAGGTTTGGCCCCAGAAGAAGCCATGAAGCGACTGTGGTTGGCACGACGCAGGCTCATGGCACAAAGGGATCAGGCGACAACAGAGCCGGCAATGGGAGGGGGTCGTTTTGGATTTGCCGATTATGGAAAGTCTCTGCAAGATGCATTCATGAAGTCGGATGATTCTGCACAAAAGACAGCCAAGAATACAGCGTTAGCAAACAAACTTCTTGGAGTTGTTGATAATAGTATCAATACGTTGTCGAAATCAATACCTCGAATAGGTATCTATGGCAAGTAATCAGATGGGAGATAGCAATGCAAGATCCAAGTGATTGGACATTGACAAGTCCTGGAGGAACCAAGCACAGGTTGGTACAGCAAAGAGGTCGATTTGGTCGAGAGGATGCGTCATGGTCTATGGAGATCATAATACAGTCCCAGGATCTTCCAGCGTTCATTGAAGAATGCTTTCCAGTGCCCGTTGTAGCAGGGGCTTTGATAACTTATCCCAGACGATTTTATCCGGTTGGTTTGCCCGCTTTGGAATGCAAGAACGTGGAAGTCGAAGGATTTACTTCTGGCAAACCGATTGATCCATACAATGCCGGTGCTCCATTTCTTACTCCCGATGTATATGCGAATACGTATGAACCATACCTTCGTGTAACAATCGAGTATGGAACTTCTCCTGCCAATGATGAAGAAGTCGATTCAAGCGATCCGTTGACATACTTGGAAATCAGTGCTTCGGAAAGTGGCGACTACCTCACGCATGAAGTCAATCAGGACGACGTGGAGTGGGAAGATGAAGATGGAGAAGCAGAACAGCCAGACGAGAAAGACACTGATTTGCACAAGACAGTGATATCAACAGAGGTAGAATGGACATGCACATGGCCACAAATTCCATTCGACTTTTTTCAATCAACCCTCAAGGCACGTTTGCATGCAGCCATGGGAATGGTGAATGATGATGTCATAGTGTTGTTTGGCAATGCTCCAGCAGAAACAATTTTGTTCCTCGGCTATAATAGAAGATATGAGTACACGTGGAGAACAGGATATGCTGGGGTGAGTCCCGTGGCAGTGACGATGCGGTTTTTGGAAAAGAATTTCACGGGAAAGCAAATACCGGTGGCAGAAAGTTCAGAAAGCGGTCCAGCAGGTTGGCAGGATGTGCAAGTAACACACAATCATATCTATCGCGTGAACCGTGGTTGGCAACGATTGCTGATAAACGACAAGGCTCCTTTTGAGCAGTACGATTTGATGAAGATCTTCTTTGGATAAGAGAAGTATGTTGTAGTCTTTCTAATTGACATCCGGGAGGAAAATGAAATGGGTGTAGAAGTGGCAACGGTTGATGGCAGGCGGACGTCACGACGGAAACGTTTGTGGAAGCGTTTAGTCGTCATCGTCCTCCTTTTGGGTCTCGCCCTCGACTTCGTGTGTTATCAACTTTACGGCGTCGGCCTCATTTTCGGGAATGTGCTTACCATTGACATTGATTTCAATGCCAGGCTTCGCTTTATATGATCTGATGAAGATCTTTTTTGGATAATAAAAGATGGTCAACGAAAAATTCCCAGAAGTACAAGATGGCGAGCCGATCAGTGCGGGTCGAGCTAATCGTGAAGGTCAAGTGCTGGAAAGAATAGCTCGGGGCCGGCCTGGTTCTGGAATGGATGGTCGCCATGGAGAGTCTGCAATTCAGTTCAGTCGAACATTGGATGCAAAGCTAGCGACTTTGAAGGTGACAGATACTGCCGATGCTCCTGTTTATGAGGGTGTTCTTCGACAATACAACTTTGCTGCTGATGAATGGTCTGACGGAACGAAGCTGTGGAAGATTGATACTGGGGCAGTGGGAATATCACTCGGTGTAGGTGAAATCGTAGTTGCTTATTATGACAGGAAGCGAGGAGCATTCATTCCGGTGGTTGGCACTGGAATTGGACATCGGGTGATCGGTTTTAACGTGATTTCCGCTGCGCCCTTTGTCGATGGCGAAGTACCTGTATGCACGGCGGTCCTGGCTTCGGTTCAAAGCATATCGTGTGAAGCAGATGGCCTCGCGATTCTCGACGAGGTCATTGTCTGGGATCCAAACCGATGTTGGTTTACGATGCCGTTAGACATGCTAGTGGGCTCCTATGGTACCGCTACCGAGATGACAAGACCGTCTGCATGGGGTATTGACATCTGCGTGGATTACGAGGCGTTGCTAGGCAACTGCTGGTGGCAGGTTACCGGGCTCTGTTGCACGGAAGACATCTATGGCCAGTGATCCGCAAGAATCTCAAGGTCCGGATCAATGTCGCGGTTCTCTCCGCTGTCGAGAATTTCACGATCCTTCCGTCGGCAATCTTGGAGGGCACTACAATTGTTGCTGCTGCGAGCCGTGCAACAATGTGCGGCCATTTATGGCGGCTTGGAATTCGGGTGATGACGAGTGGGATACGTGCTGTCGCTGTGCTCCACGGTTCGTCTACATGCGTTTTGTGCCAGACGATCTTGAGGATGCGTGCTGCATAGTAGCTGGTGTGCTTATGCTTCATACCGTGGATGGTACGCGGGAGCCCGGAGATCGCGATGGTTCCCACTCTACTTATACCGGATCGTTGTTCGCAATCAATGCCCGCGTCGAGTTAGGGTTAGTAGCTGATGCGTACGGACCGGACGGTGGCGAGTGTGGATGGAAGATCGAACTGGAACGCATCAACCACGCCTATCTGCCTGACGTGAACTATTCCACGATTGTCGCGGTAGACCATAATGATGTCACGTGTTTGCAAGTTCCTGAGATTGCCATTTCTACCGTTGGCCCGGACGAGTGCAGCGGAAAGTTGTCGTTGGAAAATGTGCCGATAGCTAAGCTGCCATACATTGAGCGGCAGGATGTCATCGATTTTGAGAATAGTCGCAACCTCGGATATGATCCTGAGTTCCATGATCTTGATCCACCTTGCGGCCAGCCAGCCGTACTGGTTGACGGCGTGCGGTGGTTGGAAAATCTGCCGGAGTATCTGTGGGACGATAGCGAGACTGCACGCTCGGTGTATTGGTCGGTAGTTTTGGACCGCTGGGTAATAGGCGAAGAGTCTGAAACGCCCGTAGCCTACGGGCCCGATGATTATGCCGATGGCGAACCGTATGGTATCTACTTCGACGATCCCGATTGTGTCAGCGAAGACGAATGCCTTTACACTACCGAGGTGACCCGCGATCCTTATGGGCAGTGTGTACAGGTTTGCTCTCGGTTGCAGGAACGGCGAACCGGTCGACCCTTCCCCTGGAACTGCATGGAGTGGATTTGGTTCGATGACAGCTATATAGATCCGTACAGTGGCAAGCCGGTTCTCTTGCGTGGGTGGCGGCTTATAGACCCACGCAATGAAGACGTGGAAGAAGAAGACAAAGAAACGCTCTGGCTTGAGGAGGACGACGAACGCCGCTGCCGAGTAAGGCCAACCTTCGAGCATGCGGGAATCGGTTTTGGGCCAGCACTCATTGAGGTGGCCGCCGGTTGTAGTTGTGCTCTTGATGTTGTAGTGGTCGCTCCTGATGCGTCCTCGGCCCTGTTTCGGTGTGGGTTTTGCCAACGGTGGAATTATTACTGTGGAACTTGTCGCTGTATTCCTGCGACTCTCTGCGTGATGATGTTCGACGGAGAGACTTTGCATCCTAGCGTCTTGCTTGACTGGGACGATGATACACGTCGTTGGGGCAATGAGTACGATCTCCTCCAGATCTCGCTTGAAAACGACGAGGCGCTTGGTTGCGTGCTTACTCCTATCGTGTCTTTCGACTGGAACCCGCCAGCGCAATTCCCTCTTCACGACTGCTCCGACGAATTTACGTTTGAAGGTAAGCAAATGCAGACCGGCCCATATATGATAAACGCCGGTATCAATGGGACACGAGATTTCTACCCTGATGCGGAGGCACCTGTCGCAATCAGGATCGCTTCATTGGTGCCTCATTGCGATAGTAGCCCGTGCGACAGTCTACCATGTGCTACTCGCTGTAGCTCGAACCCGAAGACTGTTACCGCCACGATTGAAGTGTACTATTTCAACTATTATTACGAGGACGATAACGGCGAGGAAGGCCGTCGTCTCATGGAGCCATACAGCGAAGGGTTCTGCTCGTGGTCGGTGGAGCTGCAGTATTGGGAGCAGGTGGAGTCGATAGATGCAGAAGAAGGCGTGCTGTACAGTTGCGGGTACGAGGGCTGGTATCAACCTGGCGGGCAAGGTGGTGGGCCGAAACCGTCCGACTGTGGTACGTACCGTGTAACTTTTACGGATGGAATTGTCGCCATCGACTTCCTCGGACAACAGACATATTTGTCAGAGGAAACGCGTGCCGAGGAGTGCGACCCGTTCTATGTTTCGACCAATGAAGATGAGCCTTTCGACTATAATGAGGATGGAGGTATTCCTGATGACTACAACTGGCCTTACTTCCCGCCGGGGATAAATATATATGACTGTTTAGGGTGCCCGATCGGAATCGAAGTCGTTTATCGCGTGGTGATTACACAATGACCATTGAAAGTCACAGCATGTTAGGATGCGAACGCTTTGGCAACGCTACTCGGCTGCGGGAGATCTGCGAAGGGGCTCCAGATTTGCCATTGGAGCAGATCAATCGCTATCGAGATCGTTGGGGGATGGAACCACTGAAGGAAGACGAGGTGCCGCCTCGGCAGATTCCCGCCGTTCCTCATCACAAATCAAAAGCGGCACCGCGACGCTCCCGCAACGGCTCGAAAGGCTGTACTACCTGCGGAGGAAAAAAACCACCGCAGCCAACACATAAGCTTGATGGACACGGGCCAGGAAGCAAGCTTCTAGCTGATTTTGCACGAGCGGGGACGCCTCATTGCGAAGAGTGCTTGGAACTGGCTGCCCGGATGGATGCGTGGGGGAAACAAGGGTGTACCGAATACTTGGACGAGATTGTCAAGGACATTCTGCCGCGAGCACAGACGTGGATGGAGGAGAATCGGCCATGGCTTCACAAGTTCCTTAGTGTCTCTCGTGTCGAAGATGCAACCCTGAAAGCAGGGCTGCGAAAGAAAGTCAAGGCGGCGATACGCAAAGCCAATTTGCCTAGCAACAAAATATGGGTAGACAAAAAACGACAAAGACGTGGCGATAAGAAACGGCAACGACGCATAGCTAACAAAAGCAAGACACGCCAATGGACGCCTCGCGGCAACTGGCTCGCGGCCTTCAAACCCGGCGGCGACACGCCGAAATATCTCAGCACGGAACAGTTGGCATCGGATACGCTCTCTCTGGTTCCACGAGTGCCACCGGACATCACGGATATCGCCGCTGTCAGTAGGTCGGGACTCGCTCCCGGAACGCTATTGTCAATGGCCCTTCATTTGCCGATGACTATTATCCGACATCATCAGGGAGACTGGGTACCTGCCGGCAATGGCTGGCGACTGAAAGAGGGTACGCCGAAAGGAAAGAAAAAGTTTCTTGTCGTGGACGATACTACGATGACCGGCAACAGCCTAAAGCGAACGAAGCATGTGATCGAAAAGATGGCCGGCGAGAAAGTATACGTCAGCGTCTACGTCAACCCGGAGGCGATGGCCAAACCGGATCTTTGGGCGATGGACCTACCATGGCCGCATTTGCTGGAGTGGAATCTGTTTAACTCGGTGCTGCTCGACTCTTTCGCCCTCGATTTCGACGGGATTCTCTGCCACGATTGCCCGCCAGATGATGACGATGACGGCGAACGATACGAGCGGTTTATTGTGACGGCCAGCCCTCTTCATTTGGTGCGAAAACGCCCCGCGAAACTGATCGTGACCGCTCGGCTTGAACGCTACCGGCCGGCTACGCTGGCGTGGATGAAGCGATGGGGAGTGAAGGCCAAGGAACTCGTCATGGGGCCGTGGAAGTCGTTGGCCGAGCGGCGGCACTCTGACGTTGCCGCCTGGAAAGCCGACGCTCTTCAGAAGTTCCTTGCAAAGCGTAGCTCTATTCCTCCGACATTCTATGTTGAAAGCGATCCACGGCAGGCTGCCCGAATAGCTAAGTTGACGGGGCGGCTTGTCGTCTGTCCTCCCGCTGGCCGATGTTTTGGAAAGGCGAAGAAATGAATGACCATGTCTGGTATATATGTTGGGCGTTTTTTTTAGGATTCTGCTTTGGTAACTTGTTTAGCAACTTGTGGCAGGCATATCAAATACAGAAGATTTTGAACAAATGAGCCGAGTCATTACGATTGTCGCCAAGGGTCCGTCTGCCGTCCACGCTCAGAAATGGATCGACGCACGTCCTGGATGCGACGTCGCGATTATCAACGAAGCTGGGCTTCTGTTGTGGAAGAATCAGCCCATCCGGTTTGCATTCTTCTGTCATGCTGGCTTTGTCAAAAAGATGCGGCCACTTTGGGGACGGGTTGATTGCTTTGTGTCCCCGTCCAAACTGATCGGCCCTGAAGAACTGCCAGATGATTTTCCTACTCACAAAAGAATGCGGTATGCTGGCAGTTCATGCATGGCAAAGAATCTACGCTTGCGACTCAGGAGCGGGGGCGTTACGCATCACCACACCGTGACGGCGGCCATGAGTTGGTTGGCCAAAATTGGATACAAACGGTTGCGAATCATTGGCACTGGTGGTGGAGGGCGGGGATATGCCCCTGGACTGGCCGGCAAACCAAAACTGCCTGTTGATCTTTCCATCTGGCCTCGCATCGAGAGGACGCTAGCCGGCTTGTTGCTAGAACTCTATGGCACGAAAACGGAGTGGTACAGTGCGAGCAATCATCCCCGCAAAAGCAAGTAGTACACGGGTGCCGGACAAGAACTGGCGGCCGTTTCACAATCAATCATCGCTGGTCGATATCAATATCGAAGCCCTACTGAACGCGGGGCTCGATGTGTCCGATATCCACGTCAGTTGCGAGATCGCTGAACGATTGGAGCGTCTCACCCAACGCTGGGGCGTGACGCCGATACTCTGCGATGCCGCACGATGTCGCAATGATGTATCATTTGGCAGATGGATTCGGGACACGTGCGCCCAGCTGCCTGGCGATGATGATCTGATTTGGTCACAGGTCTGTGATCCGCTATTCACAGAACACGGGACTGTCATTGAGAAATGGCCTGCTGCGATCGCGGAGGGGCACGATTCGCTATGCGTCGTGCATCCGCTCAAGTTATATTTGCTTGACGAGCATTTTCGCCCGTTTGGTTGGCAGTGGGGCGAATGGCATACGCCAAGCCAGCACCTGCCGCAACTCTACACGTTTCCATTTACACTCTCAATTCTCACCCGTGGTGCTATTAAACGAACTGGTTATCATGTTGGGGCAAAACCTTTATGGCATGTATCTCATGAAGACTTAATAGATATAGATACTCTAGCTGATTTTGAGTATGCTCAACACATATTTGCAGAGAAACAAAATGCTTGTTAAACCATTCGTCTGGATTGTTGGTTTCCCTCGCTGTGGATCGGCCAGTCTTTGCGAAGCCCTTCATGTTCTTGGATGGAATCCGATACACAATCCACGTCATTGGGATCAATTGGAAAAACACAATGCTGCTGGAGATGTAATGATCACGGCTCATTGGCGTGAGTTGAATCGCATGTTTCCCAATTCTCGTTTTATCTTGAACACGCGTCCTTATATTGCTTGGGTAAAAAGTCTGCAACGAATCCCTGGATTTTGGCAATCGGAATTTTTTTATGACCGATACTATCATGAGAAAGTATATGGTGGGTGCACTCAAAGGGATTCACTTGACCTTAGAAGAATTTGGGAACTTCACCATGAGCAAGTGAGAGACACAATTCCGGCTGACCGATTGCTTGAGATTGATGTAACAGTACACCATGATATGTCGTCAACAGCCTGGGCTTCACTTTGCAAATTCTTCGAGATGTGTATACCAGATCAACCTTTCCCGTGGTTGAACAAGGCTTCTAACCAAGATGCCAAAATCAGAATGAATCAAACATAAGCAGGTATCATAACAGGAAATGAGTGGCATGAATTGTATATACTTAGGGGATACGTTGGGTACAAAAAAGTGTGGTCAGCCGACATATCAATGTAGTCTTCTTGATTGTCACGTTGTTAAAGGGGTTGGCAATCGAACAGTTCCGGGATGCTCAGAATGCAAAAAACATTTGACGCAAGAAGAAACACGATACTCTGTTGATTGCTTGGAGATAATTGACAGTAGAAGAAAACGAGTGGATTCTTTGCGAGGCCTGCTAGCTGGACGATCTGCATTCTTGGCCTGCTCTGGACCTTCTGCCAATCTGTTGCCATTGGAACAGCTGAACAAGCGTGGAATATGGACGATGGCTGTGAACAACATGGCCGGTCATTCGAAGTTTCGACCGCAAGCGTTTGTGTGTTCTGACCCACCGTTGAAATTCTCTCAATCTATCTGGTTTGATCCTCAGATCATGAAATTCATTCCAACTCCGAAGATGAATGGAGGCAGAGCCAGGCTGAAACGAAAGGTGGGACCCGACAAGTTTGAGTACATGAATGTAACTGTATCTGATTGTCCCAACGTGTGGGGATTTCGTCGTGAATCGTGGTTGACCCCGGACGATCAATTTTTCCTCTCTACAGGAGCCTGTTGGGGCAATCAAAACATAGGCGTAAAGCGAACTGGACAACCGAAGACGGTGAACACGATGTTTCTCGCCATGCGTTTGCTTCGTTACTTGGGAGCCAAGCGGGTGTTTTTAATTGGCTGTGATTTTCGGATGGCTTCTGATTATGGATATGCTTTTCCTCAAGCGATAGAGCACAAGCGTCCAAGGAAAAAGAAGGTACCTGTTCTTTGGGATAATCCTCAGTATTCCGTAGCCAATGATTGGTTGTGCGAGATGCAGCAGAAGAATGTCTTTGGTCGGTTTGGAATAGAGTTCTTCAATTGCTTTCAAGAATCATCTCTGCGAGCATTCCCTTTTGTTCCGTTTGAAAAGGCTTTGGATGAGTGCCAAGGTTTGGTAGAGGATGAACCAGATCTCAGCGGTTGGTATGAGAAGAAGTAAAGGATCGTTTTACATTTGATGGTGTCCCGATAATACAAGAAAGGAGAATATCAGATGAGTGCTGTCGAAACTCAAATTGTAGTAGTGGATAAGGAGAACTTGGCCAGAATTATGGAGGTGTGGCAACGTTGCTTTGGCAAGCCATGGTCGCCCAAAGAATATAAGAAGATGTTTCATACTCATGAATTGTTCGGGTATTCATTGGAACTTGTCGAAAAACCATTGGCTTGTTTCTCACGTAGCAAGACGCGAAGAAAAATTGAGACAGTCGGATATGTGTTCTACTATCGCAGAGGGGAAGACACGTTCGAGCTTTGGAATATGGCTGTAAATCCCGGTTGCCAAAGACAAGGATTTGGGACAGCTTTGCTCGAAGATCTCAAGGAGAAAATGGTTCGGTCCAAACGGCGAAAGAAGATATGTGTTTCAATACATGAAGCCAATGTTGAAGTTCAGTTATTCTTTCGCTCTTGCGGTTTCTTCGCAGAAGAAACCATTCACACTCAATGTAATGATCCAAAGTCCGGTTCGCTAAAACCGGTAGACGTGTATACAATGGTGTACCGCAAACCTTTTGTGCCTCGCAATCGTCTTTCGTTCAAAGGACTTACCAATGCTTCCGACATTTGATATCCCCTCGGTTGGTCCTCGGCAGGGAAAGATATGGGGTGATACACAACTGGTCTTTGCCCACAATGGGATAGAATCGCATCGGATACGATACAAGGTTGGTTATCGTTCTTCGAGACATAAGCATCATGTCAAGTGGAACAGATTTGTCGTGCTGAGTGGCCGCTTGTCAATTGTCATCTTTCATCCACAAGAATTTCCTTCAGCTGAAGAATTGAAAGATGAGACGATAATAACTGCTGGACAGATCACAGACATACCTCCAGGCGTTTGGCATCAATTTGAAATCTTGGAGGCTGGAGAAGCATTGGAGTTTTACTGGACCGTGTTGGAAGCTGGGGATATTGAACGAGCAGACATCGGAGGGAAGATGGCATGAGTGTTCCTGACTATACGTTGGTCGTCGGTGTAGACGCTTATCATCTTCAGCAGCTGGCAGTGACATGGCCTACATGGAAGCGGCACAAGCCATCGCTGCTGGAACATCCGATGGTCGTATTCTATGAGGAAGCTACGACGAGCGAAGAGCAGGTAAGAATGGTTGTCAATCATCCTGATCTGGCAACCGTTCCTTGGCCAATACCAGGATTGGAATGGGATAAAACAAAGGAAGAGAAAGGGGACAAGTTTCACAATCCACATCGAGCCATGATGCTGAGCGGTTTTGTTTATGCTCCCTCTATATCGGTATCAACTCCGTACTGGTTAAAGTTGGATACAGACGTTGTGGCCACCGGCATGGATGATTGGATTGATCCCACGTGGTTCGATGATAAGCCTGTGATCATTGCTCATCGTTGGTCGTTTACAAAACCACCGGATCAGATGTTGCAGTTGGATTATTGGGTGGAGAAAAATTTGAAGAAGATGCCCAAGGAGTTCATCGGAATGCGGCCTTTGAATTTGGTACCAAAGCCGGATTGGACACGGCTGACGCACAATCGCATCATCTCGTGGTGCGGATTTTTTGAAACTGCTTGGACGTTTAGGATGGCATTGACCACGCGGCAAACCAACAACAATCTTCGACTGCCAGTGCCCAGCCAAGATGGCTTCCTTTGGTACATGGCCACGAGAGGTGGCAAGAGGGTGGAGAGAACAAACATGAAGTCCCGGGGGTTCTCCCATTGGTCAACATGGGGCAACGTGAAGAAATATGCAAGGGAGGCGATGCGATGAGAAGCAAGACTACTCTTCTTCGTCGCAGCGGCGTGGCATTGTACAATGTTGCCGATGTGCTTGATTGGTTTCCGACAATGATCATACAAGCTGGTGTTGGACAGCATGGACAAGAAGTTGCAGTGTTCAAGGAAGCTTGGCCGAAAGCTAGGTTGATTGGTTTTGAACCACACCCTGAAATCTTTAAGCAGATACAAGAACATCCTGGGTATCCAGGAACGTTGCACAACAAAGCATTGGGTCGATGCAAGCAAACTGTTGGTCTATTTTGGAAGTCTGGGCACATGGATGGGGCATCTGTTTATGCTTCGGCTTCTGGAACAGATGATTTGAAGCAAGCAGAAGTCGAAATGGATACATTGGACAACTGCTTTTGTGGAAAGGCTATAAATCAAACATTACTTTGGCTCGATTGTGAAGGCTCTGAATTGGATGTGTTGATCGGTGGAGAGGATTCTATTCAGTATGTAGACGTTGTGAATGTAGAGTTAACGGGTAAACCTCCCCGCTATGGTTGGCCAGATCCGTGTGAGGTGAATCGGTGGTTGTTGGATCATGGCTTTCTGCTTCAGTACATACATACGCAGAGAACTTCTTCGGGACAAGTTGATGCAATCTACGTTCGTCCAAAGTTGTTCAAGCCAGAGTATTGCTGCTGCCCGCTGATGGTTGAAGAATGGAGAAAAGAACATGGAGCGTGATGAAATAGGACTAAGTAATTCTCATGATTTCTGATATAATAGTCCCATGACTTTGGCAGTCTCCATAAAACTTAGCCCCGATTGTGTGAGCATTCTCCTGCCAAGGTCGCTCGTGCTTTCGGGGCTTTTTCATTGGAGCGTGGGTAAATGGGATGCATATACTTGGCGACGAATAGGGTGAACGGAAAGCGGTATGTTGGGAAGACGATTTTCGATTTGAAGAAACGAAAGATTGGCCATAAGAGTTGTGCAGAAATGGGATCTGAAACTTATTTTCATAGGGCTATACGAAAGTATGGATTTGGCAGATTCCGATGGGTAGTGGTGGCAGATAGTATTGATGAAGATTGTTTGGATGAGGCCGAGCAGTTATCGATAGATATTCTGAGTACACGATCTCCATTTGGTTACAATATGACAGATGGTGGAGATGGAGGAAAAGGTAGAAAGCAGCCTTTAGCAGAAAAAATTAGACGGGCTGAATCTAATCGTGGAAAGAAAAGAAGGCGGAAAACGAAGGATAAAATCAGCTTGAAATTAAGGGGGGAGGGGAATGGCAGATGTAAGCTATCAAAATATATTGTATTGAAAATGAGACAGCTTCGTTGTAGGGGGTGGAAAGTTAAAGATATTGCAGAGTTGTTTGAGATACCATGTTCGACAGCTGGTTGTGTGATCAATGGGAATGCATGGTCACATCTTCCGGGGGCTTTCAAAACTTGGAAGGCTAAGGAGAAATGCAAGAATCTATAGTTTATCTTATGAGCGGACAAGCCCATCTTCCATACTTAGCTGTTAGCTTGAGAACACTTCGCGAGTATTGGAAAGGAATGATTCGGGTGTATGCATGGCCCGAATCATTTGAGTTGGTCAAGGTTATGTCGACCGATGATCGTCTAGGAATTGAGGCAATTCCGCATGAGCCGGCCTATCGTGCTAGACGAGATGAACGAAGGCAGGGAAAAAATGACCAATTTATTTCAAAGCTTAGACTGGTGCGAAGCTTGACGGAAATTGATTCAGTCTTGTATCTGGATGCCGATACGTCCGTCCATGGGGACTTGGCTCCTCTGTTTCAATCGGCCCAACAGTATACATTTGCCGCCACAAGATTTTCATCTTGGACAACAGCCGGTGGTATAGTGCAAAACAGAATCAAACGATTACTGGGGCTACCGAAGATTGATCAAGGGCATGTGAAACAGGTGCTTCAAGTGCCATGGCCGAGTTTGAACGGAGGAGTGTTCTGTTGTTCTCCTAAAAGCCCCACGCTGAAGACTTGGGAAGAGTGGACTTGGGAAGCTCGACATGTATTCATTGCAGATGAAGCTGTCTTGCATGTGTTGCAACCCAAGTTCTTACGACTTGGCCAAATGTATATCTATCCAGATGGGCGATTCAACTGTTCATGCAATCCAAAGTGGGCCCCAGAAGGAGTCAGCAAAGACGAGATAATCATTTGGCATTATCACGGTGATTCCAATGTAAGGCCGGCCAAGCATAGGGGACATGCTTATCGGCGGTGGTGGCCAATGTGGCAGCAGTGCTTGGTAGAGAACATAGGGAGTTGTCGAGAATGGGCTCCGTCCAACAAGAATGGATGGTTAGGAAACAGATGGTTTGAAGAGATGGAAGTTTGACAATGGCCAAAGATCCGATCCAACTGCTCAAGTCCTTGTATCCTTGGCCCGATGAAAAACCGAATCTGCCTGAGCAGAGAGAGCGGTGGTTTAATCCGCGAAAGCAGATCTTGCTTCGTGAAGCTATTCCCAGAGATGCGAAGTTGGTAATAGAGTTGGGCTCTTGGCTTGGAGATTCGACGAGGTGGTTCTGCGATTGGTGTCCTGATGCTACGGTGGTGGCAGTGGATACGTGGTTCGGTTCTGTCGAACACTTGCTGAAGCGTAAAGAACTGCTGCGTGTTCTTTATGATACGTTTCTGGTTAACTGCTGGGAGTATCGAGATCGTTTGATTCCGTTTCGCAACACTACGCTGGCTGCTTTGAACTTCCTGTCTGGGTTGGGGTTGAAACCCGACGTGATCTATTTTGATTCTGATCATAGCAAGCGAGGATTGTTTGCTGACTTGGCGACAGCCACGGATCATTGGTTAGATCCGGTATTCGTCGGAGATGATTATGTAGAAGGGAATACAGTAGCAAAAGCAGTTAGTCTTTTTCAACAATATCCAACCAGCCATCGTTGGGACATAAAGACGTTGCATTATACTTGGTATTTGAAAAGAGAAGAGGAACAATTATGAGAAAGCATGCCCGCTCATTGGTTCGTGTGCTTGGTGAACAACTCGGAGCAGAGAACATCAAGTTTGGTGTCGAAGTTGGTGTATGGCAAGGAGAACTGTCTGCCGATCTACTTCGAATGTTTCTCAACCTGCATCTAACAATGGTAGATTTGTGGAAACCATTTGCCGATTCGACCATGCATGCCAAGGATAACAATGACAAAGCAATGGAGCAAGCTTTGGTGACTGCCAAACAGAATACATCATTTGCTTCAGACAGACGCTTGATTACCCGTCGCTCTTCCATAGCAGAGGCCAGGCATTGGTCTGATGAAAAGTTTGACTTTGGGTTCATTGATGCTGATCACAAGTCAGTGCCAGAAGATCTACCAGCCTGGTGGAAGAAGATACGAAGTGGCGGAATTGTGGCTGGGCATGATTATGATGGCATAGGAGATCGACGGAAAGGCTGGGGAGTTAAAAAAGCGGTTGATGATTTCTTTGCCAGAATAGGACTAAAAGTGCACGTCGAGCCTGGTCTTGTTTGGTGGGTGAAAAAAAGTAGTTCATGAGCATAGATACTGCAAGAGAAAGAGCCTGTGAGAAGCAACGCTTGCAAGGGAATGCTCCGGGAAACACTTGAGTTGCGATGGAAGTGAGATGTAATTTCATGGGCCATTACTTAACTGGGTTGCGTTATCGAGTATGGGTTCAACTTCCGAGGGAAGAAAGGTTTGATGAAGATCATGTCTGAAGACACCGGAGCATACTCGACCAGGAAGCAAGCAAGATACAAAGAGAAACTCCCTAATGAGCATCTGGTCAAGGCCATCCTTGCTGTTGTTCCCAAGAGCGAGTCGATAATAGACCTGGGAGCAGGTTGCGGGCATTTCGTCAAGCGGCTGAGATTAGAAAATTATGCTTGCACGGGAGTGGATGCCACGCCTGGTATTGAAAGTTTGTCAGATGGACATGTCTTGGAAAGAGATTTGACTACTTGGCCAGGGCTAGACGGCAAACAATACTCTAGGTTTGATTGGGCTCTTTTTTCCGATGTTGGCGAGCATGTACCGAAAGAACATGAGCAGCAACTCATCGACAACGTCTGTAGAATTCCGACCAAGGGGTTGATCATTTCATGGGGCTTCCCACATGAGCGAGGATACCATCACGTCAACTGCCGTTCACAAGTTTACATAGCCGGCGAGTTCATCAAGCGGGGTTGGTGGCCGGACGATGAATTGACTACACTAGCTAGAGACACGTCGCAGTTTTACCCAAGACATGACATTCGTTTATTTATAGTGAGAAAAGAATAATGAAACAACTTACGTTCGAGTCACATGAGCAATATGTGACTGCTCAAAAAGCCACGGTCATGAAGCGAGGGTTGGGCCCTTATTTCTGCGACTTGGAGATGCAACGGATTGCAGAATGGTGTCGAGTCAACCAGCTCCAAGTTCAGGAGGGAATCTGCCACGGGGCAAGAGGCGGACACGAGTGCGATGAGCTGATGCGGAACATGCCACTCGCGAAGATCTTGGGCACCGATCTGTTTCCTCACAGTGGCAAAAGTGCTCAGCTACCCAGCAAAGCTGAAATGGTTGAATGGGACTTCAGCCAATCGAACCCGAAGTGGAAGGAACGGTTTGACTTGGTCTATACGAATAGCTTGGACCATTCTCAAAATGCTTTGAGTACGTTGCAGGTGTGGATGGAACAACTCACGCACTTCGGGGCTTTGTTCATCCAATGGAATCGTTCTGACTTGGATGTAAAAGGTGGGGATTGTTTCGGAGCTGATCCGTTAGAGATGATCGATTTGTTAAATACAGTTGGTTGTTTGGTGGACATGATCTATGTCCATTGCAATTGGAACAAAGGCAACTATCTCAGACGGCATGGATTGGAGTGCATTGTTTATGTCGTGAGGAAGAAGTTGTAGAGATTTTTACCAGGAGATTTCTCAATGCCTATCGACATGCCTAAGATGTTTTCGTTTGCCGCTCCACCGAGAACCGGCGTCCATTGGTTTATCAAGGCTTGCAGTGAAGCCGGTATACAAACATCTCTGAAGTCTTTCAAAATTGCTTGCAATGTTTCGTATCTTTTATGGCCGGCGGAAAATGAGAAGAATGATCTTCGGATTTCTTTGGTCCGGCATCCATGCTGTTGGCTACGAAGTGTCTTTGATGCTTTTCAAGCAGTACGGATGAATCCTTTTCTCAACAATGCTGGTCTTGCCCATTTGCAGTTATACAATTTCAATGATTGTCCTCTGACAAACTTCGATGAATTTGTCTCATGGTACCTGGAAAAGAAAGCCGGTGAGATTGGCAATATTTTTAATCAATACAAAGCCGACAGCAGGTTGCGGTTGGAAGACATGCCATGGGCTCTCGTTGAATTGTTACATGCTTTCGGCATAGAGCAGCACAAGCTCGAACAAATAGTAGATGTATGTGCGCAAGCGAGAACTATATCTTGTTCCAAGTGGCATCCTGATCTAAGACAGCGAGTGTTAGAATCTGAAATAAAACTCTGCCAAGCCTTGGATTATTATTGAGATGACAATCAAACAAGTTCGCTCAAAGTTGTATAGAAGAAAGATAGTGGTGATACCTGCTCGCATGGCAAGCGACCGCTTGCCAGGTAAACCTATGCTAGAAGCAGCTGGCAAACCACTTGTGCAATGGACCTACGAGCAGGCAAAAAAAACAGAAGCTGATCATGTGGTGGTAGCTACTGGAGATAACAAGATCGCACGTTATTGCGAAGAGGTTGGGATGACTTGGATGCTTGCGGATGGAAACCATTCAAACGGGACATCGAGAGTTGCTGAAGTAGTAGCCAAACTAAAACCTGAAGTCCAAGAGCAATGTCAAGTCGTGGTGAATTGGCAAGTGGACGAACCGATGATAGAACCATCGGATGCGAACAAGCTGATGGCATTGCGTCTATCATCCATCGGGACTTTGGTATGCAAGGATCAAGGTAAAGCATGTGATGTGGCTGCCATGAAAGATCAAAACGTGGTCAAGACTGTTTGGTCACGAGGAAGATGTTATTGGTTTTCTCGTATTCCATTGCCAGGGGCTGGGTATCATGTTGGGCTATATTCTTTTTCGTTGTTTCTTCTTCGAGTGGCAAGTGTATTGAGACCGAGCCACATGGCCAAGCTTGAGTCATTGGAGCAATTGACGTGGCTTGAGAATGACATAACATTGATGCCCATTGAGATTCAACAACATCCTTTGTCAATCAACACACCGGATGATTGGGCAAAGTTCAAAGCGTTGAAAGAAAATTAGGAGATTTATGCATGAGTGCATCGTCTGCATCAATGTCGGCAACAAGGCAAAAGGAACATCTTCTTCGTGTTGAAATAGTCTCGCACTGCTATGCTGCTGAACTTCCTCAGTATGCAGCCATGCTTGCATATCAAGCAAGCAGTTTGGTATTGCACAAACCAAAGAAGTGCAAAGTCTGCTTGTCAGTGTGTGTGTGGGAAGATCAAGAAGAAGAAACATTTGATCTGCATGCAAGAAAGGCTCTCGCATGGGCGATGTTACATATACCATGCAAGATCATTCGCATGAAAAGAAACGAGATCGGCCGACGCTGCATTGGCCGCAACCATGCTGCTTTGCACACTTCGGCCGATTATGTTTGGTTCGCCGATGTTGATCAAGTGTTCCGAGATGGGATACTCGATCAGTTAATCTCGATGCCATGGCCAGAAAACGCTTCGATGATTTATCCGCGAGAGATCAAGATACATCAAGATTGGGTCACTGGTGACAAACGAACTGCATCTGTCGATTTGGATGATCTTCAATTGATAGATACAGATCCAACAGAATTTGTACCAAAGAGATACAGGACAGCCATCGGTGGTGTTCAGATCGTTCGTGGAGATTTTGCTCGCAAGCATGGTTACTTGAACACAATCCCGAAGTGGCATCGTACGACTGAGGAACTGTTCAAGAACTTCTACGACGATGTGGTGTATCGTCGATACTGTGCCGAGCTTGGTTTGGTTGTTGGCGTGGATCTTCCTGGCCTTTACCGCTTGCGGCATACGAAAACAACATACCAAGAAGACAAGCGATGACAGACGAGAAGAAGCAAGAAGAGCAGATTCACATCGTATTGGATTTTCGCTGCAAACGATGTGGGGCTCCCCATACGCAAAAAGCTGTAGTGCAATGCACGATTGAGCTGTCCGAACACAAGGGTGCACTTCATCACTGTGAAGACGGCGGAATCGGGATCTGCGATCTCGTCGGATTCCATGATCAATCTTGAGTCCCCAGCCAGTAATCCTCTCTCCTCCAGAATTCTCTTCTGAGGCTCCCAGGACAGTGTCTGGGGGCGTTGCGTAGCTCATTCCCTCTCTCTTTACCCCTCTCTGTTCCAGGCCTTTAGGCTGGATTCTAGGGTCATTCTGGCCAAACCCCCCTCTACTGGGGAAAACTTTTGGGGAAATGGTAATTTCTTCTATATTTCTATAGACTTATAAACTTATAGACTATATTATAAGGGCATGACAAGGACACAACAACACACGAACGGGAGCGAAACGATGACCGACAGCCAAAAGAAAATGCGAGATTCCTATCGCAGCATGTTCGCCAATGACTCGGCCGAATACGCCGCTAAGTGGCTTTCGAAGAATTTGCGGATTGGAATCAAAACAGCCCGCGAAATGGTCAAGAAATTCGATTTGGCCGGGTTCTAACCTGCAACGTTCCCCAGGGCACTAACCACAAACGAAAGGCGAAACGATGGCGAAACGAATAGATAAATCGCATTGGAACCACGACTGCGGAAATCGAGCGGACATGACGGCTATAATCGTGATGTTGCAGCCCGCCGATCTACCGATGTTGTCGAGAGAGGGAAAATCATTCCAGGGGCGAATATATCGCACGGGGAACGAAGCGTCAATTCACGAGACCATTGAATTCCGATCCTTCGATGACGCCGGGGCCGCCATAAACCGTTGGCTGGACTTGAACTGTTGAACTACTTGAAAGGACAACAGTGCGGCAACGGACGTTATGCTCTTTCAGAGGAAAACAAAAAGGAGGTCAAGAGGTTGGCTGAAGCGTTGTGATTGGGTATGCGAATTGAATCAAGTTGAGAAGTTCATTGCTGAACAGGAAGGAGTCTAAGATGTTATGCCTGTATTGTCTTATGTCGATCGACGAGTGCGATTGCGAGTTAACCTATACAGCCATATTCGGAGAAGAAGGGGAAAGTTATGTTGACGAAAAAGCAGAAGAAGGCGGCGAGGAAAGCATACAAAGTGGTGGTTTAGTTTGACGAGAAGACTTGTCTAAAGGAGGCAGGTTGAGACAGAATGGATTTGTGTTTTGAGTTTAGTTGGGTGTAGGACCCATTCAACCTGCATGAGTATTCTTATTTTACAAGGAGTGTGTGAGATGGCGAGACGACAACGAAGTGCTGACGATGACACCACCAAGGCCGAAGAGTTGAAGGCCGAAGAGCCGAAGGTTGAAGAGCCGAAGGTCGAGGATTCCGATGGTAAGAAAGACAAGAGGAGTAAGCCCGCACCATTGGACCGCAGCAAGCTTACGCCGGAGGCATTGCAGTACTTGCTCAAGGGCGAGGATGCCAAGGAGAAAATGGAAGTGGCCGCAGCTGCTTTGGAGCTGCTCAACCTCAAAGCACCGGCCAAACGGGCATGGGATGAAGCGGCACGGATCTTCTCCGCAGCCGAACGTGAAGCCCGACGCATCCAGAAGGATGGGAGCAAGGAAGAACGTGAAGTCGCCAAGTTGGAAAAGAAAAAGGCGAAGATCACCAAACTTCGTGCCCAACTGGAGGAGCTGGAGAAGTTGGAAGCAAAAGTGAAAACGGAAGCAACCGACGAATCCTGATCCCGTGGACAACAGCCGAAACGTCCTGGAACGTCCGGGGCGTCGTTGTGGTATGGCAGACCACAGCCCGATGATGGCAGGCCACCCAACCATAGGAGACAAGTGATGAAGACGACTATGCCAGTTGAATATGTTGCAGGACAGAAGATGATCTTGGTGAAGAGCGGAAAAGATCTGCTCGTGGTTCCCATAGTTCGCCTGACCAAAACTCAGATCTTGGTCAACGATCCAGGCAGAGCCCCAGACCAAGTACTTCGTTTTGAGAAGCTAGGTTGTATGAGGAGAGGGGGCAGTAAGTTTTATTTGCCAAGTCATGAGTTGGTAGGAAGGGATAGATACACTGTCGCGATTTTGTACGATCATTCGGACGAGGCAATGACCAAGTTGTTTGAGTGGAGAGAAGAGCAAAAGCAAGTACAGCAAAAAAAGAAAGAAGCCGAAGAGAAACGACAACAAGAGGCAGCAGAGCATCATGCCAAAGGACTGCAAGAGGTGAAGAGATTGTGTGGTGACGGCGATCTCTCTTCAGTAACGCAGTTGATCGCTCGGCAGCCCGACGGTACGAGAATCTATGCTTTGGACGTTCCGGTCCGAGCCGAATATTTTGCACGAAAGGAAGGTTGGGAAACAGCCATCGTTGTGTGCAAGGACAAGCAAGAGGAAGACTGGGAGAAGTGGAGGCAGTGGAGAGAAGAACACAGGAATGAAGAAGTTACGAAAGAGTCTACGGAATGTGGTCGTCAAGCTTGCATGACTCGCGTGGTCAAGTACTCTTATACGTGGGTGAACGGTGGGCAAGGCTCATTCTCGTCTTGCTCCCAAGAGAGGTGCTTAACTGACGAAGAAGTGTTGTGGAAGGTTCTTCGATACATTCACTTCAACTGGTAGATCTCATGGGAATGGGAGATGTGAAGATGGGTTGGAACATAAAAGATGCCTGGCCGGAATCAAACAAGGTCACGGTCAGGCGTTGGGTAAAAAAGTTGCAACACCAAACCAAAACACCGGAGGAGATTGCTGAAGCCAGATCCAAGCGGATCGAGAAACTTCGTCAACAACTCTCCAAACTAGAACAGGAGGATGAGTAGATGTCATGCATCCAATCTATCCCGGACGTCGACGAGTCGTTCTCAAGTTTGTGCTCTGACATGCTTGCCATCGTGCGGTGGAGTGAGGAGGTTTATGGAGTATGCAAGGCGAATGGTTGGTTCTACCGAGGTGGAGGGAACAACCATCCTTGGCCACCTCAACGGTTTTGCATCCGAGTGGTAGGTCGTTTGGTTCGCAGCGGATACACTCCGCGAAAGTTTATAGCAGAGTTGAAACAGCGAACGAACAAACGATGGGTGCATCATGGCCCATTCAGCATTTTGGAGAGCTTTGCTCAGTGCTTGGAAGATCCAACCTGTTAATGGAGACCTGAACTATGTGCAGTCGATTACTAGATGCCAAAGAACGCTTGCGATTTTCAGTGTATTGTAGACAGCAAGCTGAATCGTGCAAGGAAATTGCAAAGCAAATGGATAAAATGGTTCAGCCAATTGGCGGAGTGTTAGCCAAGCGTGAACAGGCCAAAGCTCATGCCTACACAATCGTTGCGATGGATCTGGAGTCGATTGAAGATATGACGATCGGTTCCTAATTCCATCACAAAAATCAAAAGCAAGGAGTATCAGAAGATGAATGCAGCAGAACAAGCCGCTCAGATAATTGTTGCCATGTGTGAACTCTTTCGTGATGACATGCCTTGTGTGCCGATCATGCAGTCTGCTTTTGAACAAGTGATAGATTTTCATGATGAGTGGTGCAGTGAAGATACACCGCCGCTGGAACGAGATGAAGTCATTGCTTGCTTGATCAAGAACAATGATTGGCTGACCATAAAAGACTTGGCATAATTTTTGTAGTTTTTACAATCCAAACTAAAGAGAGCCATGAAATGGATACAGCAGAACAATTCAAATGTGCCAGACGAGCGGGTGTTCCGTTG